AGGTCTACGGCCTCGGTGCTCCTACTGGTGGTGGTAAGACTGACTTCTTCACTGAGCAGATTGCCTACGATATCGAGAACCTGAGTATGCCTGTGTGTACTCTGTTCCTTGAGCAGAAGCCTACGGAGACAGGTAAGAGGATCGCAGGGAAGTTCGCCAACAGGCGGTTCCATGTACCTGATGACGGATGGACTACTGAAGAATTGGTATCCTCGGTTGAAAAGCTTAGGGGTAAGATCACGTTCTATGACTCCTTCGGGGAAACTGAATGGGATGTAGTCAAGAGCCGTATTCGATATGTAGCGGTGGCTAAAGGTGTGAAGCTGTTCTACCTCGACCATCTTACTGCAATGGCTGATACCTCGGATGAACGAGGGAGTCTTGAGCAGATCATGAAGGAAATGGCAGGACTTGCTAATGAGCTTAACATCATCATTCACTTCATCAGCCACCTCACCACACCTGACGGCACACCGCACGAAGAAGGTGGTCGTATTATGGTCAGGCACTTCAAAGGCTCTCGATCAATCGGTTTTTGGTCTTACTACATGTTCGGTCTTGAACGAGATCAGCAGGCTGAAGACGAGATTGAGAGAAGCACAACAACGCTTAGAATCCTTAAGGACAGATACACAGGCCAAGCAACGGGCAAGTGTCTACTCCTTGGATACGATCACCATACGGGTCGGATAATCACGCCGAGCATGGAAGGAGCCGAGAGGTTCCACCAAGCGGTGGAAGCTAAGGAGTCGGGCGACGCCGAATTCTAGCTTAGACTGATCCAAAGTAGAAAGACTAAGGAATGATTCTTTTCGCGGACTGCGAGGGTGATAACCTCGTAGACGATATCACTAGGCTCTGGACTATCCAGATCGCTGAAGAAGAAACTGGGTTTGTTGAGGTCTATGCTGATCAGTATGGATATTCCCCAATCAGCGAGGGTCTGGCTCGACTGAAGTCCGCTGAGAAGGTTGTATTCCATAACGCCTTCGGCTTCGACTTCTTCGCTATCAACAAGCTGTACCCAGAGACGCTTAGGCGTGAGCAGATTATCGACACGCTGATTATCTCTCGGCTGATCGACTCCACAGTCAAGCGACACAGCTTGGCCGACCTTGGGGAAAGGCTTGGGTTTCCTAAGCTGGACTTCCATGACTTCTCTAAGTTCTCTGAGGAAATGGTCACATATGGCAAAGCCGATGTGCAGATTCTTCAGCGAGCTTGGAAAGGCAATGCTAGGGCTAATGTCCCCTCCTTTGGTGACTTCTACGCTGAATTCACCAAGGCGTGTGAGCTTGAGTTCGGTGTAGCCTATGTCATTGAGCTTCAGCGCCAGCACGGCTTCGCCTTCAACGTTGAGAAGGCCCAGAAGCTTGAGTCGGATTTCGCTCAAGAAATGCTGGCAGTTGATAAGGAGCTTCAGAAGGCCTTTCCGCCGATCACTCACGTTAGGTACTCGTCTAAGCTTAAGGACAAGCTCACGGGCAAGCCTAAGCGTCTCAAAGATGAGATCGAGGTCTTCAACCCAGGTTCCCGAGATCACATCGCTAGTCGTCTCAAGGATAAGTACAAGTGGAAGTCTAAGGTCAAGACTCCGACTGGTAAGCCTAAGATTGATGAGGATGTACTTGACGCCTTGTCCTATCCCGAGGCTAAGCTCTGCTCGACCTACATGAAGATTGGCAAGAAGTCTGGTATGCTGTCCACTGGGGACAATGCTTGGCTAAAGCTTGCTAGGAAAGACCCGGACGGGGTTATTCGCATCCACGGCGAAGTTAACACTCTTGGCACTCGCACCCATCGTATGGCGCACTACAAGCCCAACCTTGGGCAAGTCGATAGTGACGAACGGATGCGTACCCTGTTCGAGGCCGATCCCGGCGACATTCTTGTTGGCGTTGATGCTGACGGACTAGAGCTTAGGATGCTGGCACACTACCTATTCAAGTATGACGCCGGGGTATATGCCCAAGCAGTTCACTCAGGAAGCAAGGAAGATGGTTCTGACGCTCATAGCCGGAACATGCGCAACGCAGGACTGTATCTGAGGGACAGCGCCAAGACAGCTATCTATGCCTATCTCTACGGAGCCGGGGATAAGAAGCTCGGTCAGATCGCCTCGGACGACCTTAAGGAAGCTAAGGGACGAGGATATCCAGACGCTGTTGTTACGGCTCAAGGTAAGAGGATCAGGAACGGTCTTGAGACTGGAACTATCGGCCTACAAGACCTTGTGCTCAAGTGCAAGCGCTCTCATGACACCAGTAAAGCTCTTCCCGGTCTAGATGGAAGATGGATTCCGAGTCAGTCTGATTACTCGGCCCTTAACACTCTGCTGCAAGGCAATGGCTCTATCGTCATGAAGAAGGCTCAGGTCATTCTTCAGGATAAGATCGAGAAGGAGCAGCTTCAGAAGAAGATCAAGTTCTGTGCGACGGTACATGACGAGTTCCAGCTTTCAGTTCATCCAGACTATGTATCTCAGGCTATTCTCTGGGGCGAGCAATCTATCACTGAGGCTGGCGTCGCTCTAGGTGTTCGTTGTCCCCTCGTTGGTACAGGAAACTCTGGTCATAATTGGTCTGAGACTCACTAAGAGGATGTGCTTTAGACTAGTCCAAGGTAGAATCCAATGACAAAAATGATAAAAAAGAAACCTGCTGTTACGGCACTAGTCGATGCAGATATCATCTTACATAGGGCATTGTCCTTCACAGATGATGAATTCGATGGAGAGCCTATCGTCAGTACCTCGCAAGGCGAAAGTGTCTTCGACTCTATGCTTGAGCGTTGGCTTAAAGAGGCTAGTGAGTACTTCACTATTACGGATCACATCCTGTACTTGTCCAAAGGACATTCCTTCAGGAAGCTGATCTACGAGCCCTACAAAGCCAATCGCAAGGATATCACTCCACATCCGTCTTTCAGTGCTCTGAAGGAACGAATCTACGGACGGAGTAACGTTACCTTTGCTGCTGGCATTGAGGCCGATGATCTGATTGGTGTTGAGGCTACTTCGCCTGAGAACAAGGACAGAGTGATTATGCTGTCGGCAGATAAGGACTTCAAGACTCTACCCGGGGTCCTTATCATCCCAGCTTCTCACGGCAAAACGAAGTGCTCGGTATTCAATACCTCGGTTCTCGAAGCCAACTACAACTGGATGCGGCAGACGCTTACTGGCGACGTAATCGACAACTTCCCCGGCCTTGCTGGCATAGGCCCGGCTAAGGCAAATAAGATTCTGGAAGGTAAGAAATCCCTCAACGATATGTGGACTGCGGTGCAGGACGCATTCATTCAGAAAGGGAAAACCCGGGATGATGCCCTGCTTATGGCCCGTCTCGCCAGAATTCTCCGACACGGTGACTACAATCCCAAGACAAACGAGGTATTTCTATGGCAGGAATAAGCTTTGGAGAAGATAGGTATGCAGCAGAACTACGCGACAAGTGCTTTAAGGCTCATGCAGCCGCCTTCCCACAACATCCTGTTGTAGAACCTGTTGGAGAGAAGCACGTAGTCAATCCTGATCACTATGCCCGGCTGAAGATGGACCCAATCAAGTTCATCATGGACAATAACTTTGAATTCTGGCGTGGGAGTATCATCAAATATGCTTCTCGGGCTGGGTCTAAGGTCTACGATGGAATGACTGTGGTTGATTCTGAGATCACTGATCTTAGGAAGGCTATTCGCTTTGCTGAGTTTCGAATTGAAGAACTTCAGAAAGAGGTAAAGAAATGAGCGCCCCCGTGCTTTCCTCGTACTGGGTCATTACTCAATCGGGTGGGTTGGCTGTAGAGATCATTAAAGGGACTGATCCTAATTCAGACGAGGTGCTGCATACCATCGATCTGTCCTCGGAAGCCCTCAACAAAGCCTTCTATGAGGAGATTCCCCCATTCTCTAATCTCAAGAAGATTGATCCTGACGTTGTTGATGATTGGTATGAGCTAGCCAATCACTACAAGAACCTCTCGGCTCATATCTTGGACCGTCTCAATCACCTCTCTGACCGAGGACATGGGTACCCGTGAAAGCCGATCTAATCAACGTCTGGGGCGATGATCTCACTGTCTGTCTCTTATAACCATCT